GCATTGACTATCGTGTCTTTCGGTGTCGGTGTTCCTGTTACTTTTTCTTTGTCAAATCTTACTGCACTTGGCTTTTGAATACTTTCAATTTTCTCTTGAAAACTGTCATACATTCCTTGGTAAATCTTTATTTCATTTACTACCAGATGATACGATTTCAAAATCTGCCATAACTTTTCCGATTCAATCTGTGTTAGATTCAATTCAAATTCTCCTTACTAACACTGTGTTTTTCTTTTTCTTCTTTTAAAGCATCAGTAATAAAGTTAATGTATCTTGACAAGATTTTAGAATACTCTGCATTTTTCGCATTCTTTCCACAAAGATAAACGTGCATTCCCAAATACAAGTCACGATCATTCTTCGCTCCGTTATGAATGTAGGAATATTCTCTTGCGAAACTATCTGCTAAAAGTATTGCTAACATATCTATTAATTCTTCTCTGCCATATCCTTTTAGTGCCTTGTGCATATATGTCTTTAACTTATTTACCACGGCAATTCATCCTCCGGCATATATCCAAAACGATTTTTAGCGTTTTCCATCTTGCTATTAGAATCACTAGCTAACATAACTTTATCTGCTAAAATCACTCCATCATCACGTAACATTCCTTTTACTTTGATTGTCGTATGTAAAGCTAGTCCTGTCACAATACTAGCTATTTTAGGCGGAGCGATAAACCGTATATTTTCATACGGTTTACCTACTTTTCGTCCTGTATAGTATCTTAAAGTGCCTTTAACGCTACCATTTTTTAGTTCCTCGAAGTAATGCAATGATCCTGTTACTTCTGCTCTGTTCTTGGATTTCATTAATCATCTTCCCTTATCATAAAAAATACATATTTATCATCATTTACAATCTCATGGATTTGATATACTTGTTCGTACTTTAAATCACAACCAGTATCATTATCGGTATTATAGGCATAGACGCTTTCGTTATCTTTGAGGTAGTAGAACACCATATCTTTATCAACGTTTACCACTCGCATAGTTATCTTGTTCCACCTCTGGCACAGAACCATTTATAAAGTTCTGCATCGTGATCAAATTCGCTATAATCTTTAAACAATTCTTCTTCAAAACCCGAAATATCGCATACAATCGGCTCAAAACTTATCCATCTATGAAACTTTTTATATACTTCGTTCGCATATTTAAGACATTCTTTTTCTGTTGCCATTTCTGGAATGGTATCGCAGATTGTGTATACCTTATTCACGAAACCGTTCGCATGACTGATAATTTCATAGTAGAAATCGGTTATTGAGTGCAATTCAAAGCATTCTATTTTGTCTAAATTGATTAAAAAATTATCTTCTGTTCTAAGTACTCTCATGTTCTCTCCTTAAAATGGCAAATCATCACTATCAATGTCTAATACTTGGCTCTTTGGCTCATATTGTGCGTTATTTTGCTGATAATCGTTTGATTGATATTGAGGTTGCTGATATTGATTTTGTGTCTGATTTTGCTTTTTAGGCTCTAAGAAAACAATGTCGTTTGTCATGACTTCCGTAACGTATACGGTTTGTCCTTGCTTGTTTTCGTATGTTCTGGTCTGGATTCTTCCTGTCAATCCGATTAGACTTCCTTTAGACATATACTGACATAGATTTTCTGCTGACTTGTTCCACGCTACGCACTGGATAAAATCGGTAGGGTCGTCCGGCTTTCTTCGATTAACTGCAAGTGTAAACTGGCAAACTGTATTGTTATTCGGTGTGCGTTGCAACTCTGGTGCTTTTGTCAATCTTCCGACTAGCGTTACTGTATTAATCATTCTATTTCCTCGCTATCTATATTCGTGATTTCGATATTTCCTTTGTCCATGTAAAGTTCATAAAGTTCATTTAATGCTTTTCCTTTATTCTCTGCCTTTACAATCTTTACAAAGATATTTCCGATGGGATCAATATATGTAATTGTGTATTTTTTCATCTAACATTACTCCTATATCTAATGCTTGTTTTTTCTCCGTATAACTTGTCAATTTTTGCCCTCTGTGCGAACACTTGCCGTTTCAGTTTCACATTCTCCATAGCTAGAGAAGCTGACCGTTTTCTATATTTGATGGTCTTTTGCTTCTCTTTGACAAGTAATAAAAGTAAATCTAAATTTTTCATGGCAATATTTTAGTACCCATTTTTCAATCTTTCAAAATTGATTTTGTTCTTCGTGATGTACATATCGTATACATCGTCAATGTCGTAACCTAGACTAAAAGTCAATGCGATAACATCATCTAGTTCATAGCGAAGTTCAAAAAATTCAGCGACTGGATCATTCCCGTATAGCATATCTTCTCTTGATGTTTTTATTCCGTTTAAAAATAAAGCTGTTATATCACCTTGTCGTCCGTTCGGAACATCAACCAGATAATGCTTACTTAGAACAAAATGCCATACATCGACTAGTTCTTCTAACGCTTTCAGATTATCCACTGGCTTTTGCGTTTCTTTCCACCAACACCATGTAGCCTTAAGTTCATGATTCAATTCTCCAACTTCATCGATAATCGCTCTTATTAAAGTGTCTGGATTGAATTTACCGTTACCGAAAGTCAATCCCTTTTCTTTCATAATTGCATCATTCAAAACTGTCTGCATATCTAACATTGCACCGATTTTCTTTACACTATTTTCAATTTCATTTTTAATCATTTCTGTTCTCCATTACCACTCGTTTACTACTCTGTCCATTTCCAATAAATTGCTTGAATTATCATTCACTAACCATGCGACAACTTGCTTGAACACATCATCAGCGTTTTCTTCAATACAAAAGTCGTTTGTTAAATAGATATAATCTCTTTCATCGTCAAAATAATTTAAATCTGCCACTACTGCATATTGAGGTTTTTCTTTTGTTCTTCTCTTTAAAACGTGTACTGTTCCGATTGTTTCAACATTAATCAATACTTCTCTTTGCGTTAAAATCCACTTCATTCTTTCTCTCCTATTGTTGTTAGTCCGTCCGTAATTTCATTCATAAAAATTCGATGCATCAAATACACTCTCCAACATTCACACGGTTTCACATCACCGCATACCTTTTCACACAACTTGTCAATCTCTTTGTTGTTGTGCATATAGTTGTCAATTCCATCATATTGACAAGGCTCTCCAAAGTGTTCTTCCAATATCTGACAGATAAGCGTTATCTTATCTTTCATTCTTTATTTCCTGTTCTTCCTGTTCGTGTAGTCTATCTAATACACCTAAAGCAAATTGCCATGAAACGTTGTATTTCTCTACTAGTTCGTCAAATACCATGCTAAATACTGTGAATGGCAATGTGCTTGCGATTGTGTGTAACTCTTTCATATCTTTATAGAATTGATCTCCGTTTTTTACCGTTACTTTGCATAGCGTTTCTAAATCCATTTCTACACTCATTTCAAAGCTACAAGGCTCTGTCAATCCTTTTAGTTCTTTTAGGTTGTTCGAATAGTCATCGACTAAATCAAAGTGCATTTCCTTTATTCCTTTAAAAGGGATAGTTCCGGCTGCCGTTTTGATAAATAATTCCATATATTCTTTATCTTTGTTATCCATTTTCTTCTTCCTTTTTTGCCCATCTTTCTACCATCTGTACATAGTCATATATGCCCATAAAGTGACCTACTCGATATGATATAAGGGCAACCATGATGATGATTAAGGCATTAATTATCGTTCTCATTCTTCTTTCCTTTCAGCCCAACTGCAAAAGCATTCTCTTGCATCGTCCTCAAACGGTAAAAACTCAATACCATGCTTTCTGCATATAGCGTAAACTGCGTTTGAATTGATTACATCCAAATACTTACAATCTTTGCATTGAATTAAATCTTCGGCTTTTCGGATGATTGATAATTCCGAATCATATTCCGTAATAAACTTGTATATCATTCTTCTTTCCTTTCTGCCATCTCGACAACCATGTCCACTACTTTACGCTTGAAGTCATCTGTCAAATTTAATTTCCAAAAATGCAAATATCCGCAGTTCTCGCAGTGCCGTATCATCTGCATGAATGATAGGAATATTTCACCATCTTCGTTTGAAAATTTCTGCCGTCTTCCGCAATGCGGGCATATCCAAGACTTAGGAAGGATTCCGTTAGTGATGATCGTTTCATCAACACTTCTCTTACTCATCTATCTCACCTCGAACAAAGCCTTCTTAATGCGCTCTTCTCCGATTTCGGAAACAGCTTTTTGCGCTCTTTCACTAGTGTCAAAATAAATAATCCCTTGAGTAGGTGTCATTAAAATGTAAGCCTTTAAATGTTCCTCATAATCATCTAAACCGATATGGTAATTGTGACTATGTCCGTCAAAGTATCTTCTACCACCATGCTTAAGCAACAGAGTTTCGACTTTTCTTCGCTCTAAATCCTTTTTGGCATCTTCTTCAGTAAGGAAAACAACACCCGTATCAATAGCTTCGGATAATGGGCTTAAATATCCACCAGTATCTTCTACGTCACCAAATAAACTGATGTAGTAGCATTTATCTCCTTTTTCCAGCTCCCAAACCGATTTAGGTTTAGGCTTTCTTCCGTTAATCATAATTTCATTCGTTGTTATGCTTCTGGATACTACAACATCATACTCTCCGTACTTCTCAACTAGTTCTTTCAACTTCATATTTTCTCTCCAATTCATTTAATCTTTTTTCAATTGCTTTTTGCTTATCTCGTATCTGATTGATTGGCTTTTCAATCCATCCGGCAACCTCTATCAATAACCAACCACCAATTAAAGGTAGCGTTACGATTGTTAATGCTCCGATTAGTATATCCATATCAATCCCAATCGTTATGCACTGGCGCACTTCCGATTTCATAACCTATCCAAAGTCCTACTAAATATGCTCCGATCACCAACAATAAAGTTTTCATTTCTTCTCCTCTGCGTTCTCCTCTTTAAAATCTAAAATCATTTTCATTACATATGTAAAAGCTGATTTAAGACCGTCTCTTCTTCCGATAAGATATATGTCTGTTTCACCTTTGGAATTTTCTTTCTCAATCATAGCGATTGCGCTCGTTAATAAATACTCTAAAAGGTCAACATAGATTTCTGCGTTCGATTTCTCTTTCGGTTCTTCTTGTTCTTTTTCTTTAAGTGACAATGCCTTCTTGCACATATCAAGGTATGCACAAGAATAAAATGTATGCCCTATATTGTCTGAGAAAAATGTATTGCTTTCGATTTCAAAGTACGGACATTCTTTAACACAATATTTTGTACACGTATTTACTGTTACGGTGTTACTCATTTTTTTCTTCCTCTATTTCTATGCATTCCTTGGTTGCTAGTTTTTCGTCCGACATGGCATAATGCATCCAAGAGATTAAACTCAAACCATCTTCACTTGTGTTGTATGAATCGTATATTTCATCCCAACAAAAATTTATATCGCTAATTCGTACCTTCTGGGGTTGAGTTCCGTTTCGGATCATACCTAGTAATTCATAAAACGTTATCTTCAACATACTTCCAATGTTTTCCTTTCAATTTTCCACCTGTTCTACATGATTGTCTTATCGCTGCCGGTGTTACTTTGATACTGCGTCCGGCTTTTCTAGCGCTATCAAATATTTCTTCTGTTTCAACACACATAACCTTACGTGATAGCTTATCTCTTACATCTTGTATAGGTATTACCACTTGCAGTTGTTGCTTTTCAAAGCACCATTTCTGACCGTCTTGAAATATCACATCTACTACTGCATTTGTCGGTTCATCATCTGCATAAGTAACTGATGTTACCGTACCTTCTTCTCCGATGTAATCTGTCTTGTTTTTTCTTTTTACTTCCGACATTAGCTGATACTCATAAGATGATGAAACTCGATTGAATTTAACAATGTCGCCTACTTCAATCATGGTTTCCATCCTTTAATGTGTATCGTGTGAATGTAACAGATTCTCCATCACAATTTTTAGTCGTGACGGATTGTCTGTTAAAGTCGTAGCCTTTTAAAACTAAGTCGTGGATTCTGCTAGATAATCTAGTGATTCCTAAGTCTTTAAAGGCTTGATATGTTGTGATACTTCCGTATCTTTTAATGTAGTCAATTATTTTCTCGCATTGATTCATTTTTGCTTTCCTCTAAATCAAATATAGATAACTGCTCTGTTTTATCGAATCGGTGTCTTTTTACTTTTCCTTTTCGTGGTCTATATTGCTTCCCAGTTTCAATGTCGCCTAAATCAGATAAAGCAAAATTGGGACAATTGTTTTCTCTGTTTGTCTGACTTCTAGTCATGTATGGTTCTTCACCTTTTGGATGATTACTACACCCAAACCAATCTCCTAAGT